GATGGTAGACAGCCGCTGGTATGATCAGGTCACCAATCGTGCGAAGCGTCTTGTGGCCCGTATGAGAGCTTTAGAGGATCAAGCTTAATACACATCATTTCCTGATTGTCGGCGCGTTCAATGTCAGCATCTATGTACACTGACTGCCGGTAGCACTCATCCAAGCTCTCGAAAGGTGATAGCGCAGCCACATTATATTCTGTGGGCGCTACCGCCGTGATAAGAATAAGCATCCATTCGTAGGGCATTCTACCCCCTTTTGGCTGACCCAATCCCCATAGCCGTCACATTGCTGCCATAATCTTTATCGTATGCGTCCTTCACCAGCTTTGCAATCTGCAAGCCTATTGTTCGATGCTCTTCTTTTGCCATTGCTCTTAATTTATTATAGGTGTCTATATCGACGCCTACTGACTTGACTTGTTTTGCTTGCTTCATCACAATCTCCCAAATATCCCCACAAAGGACCATATATTACCATGTACAGGTACAAACGCAACAAATATGGCGCACAGAAAACCACCGTCGATGGCATCACTTTTGACTCTAAGTGGGAGGCGCAGAGATGGGGTGAGCTACAGGCAATGGCGCGAGGTGGTTACATCATAGACCTAGAGCGTCAGGTCAAGTACGACATCGTTGTGAACAATCACAAGATATGTAGCTATATCGCAGACTTTAGATATAAGCAGGTAGATGATTACGGAATTGAAAAAGAAATAGTTGAGGACGCTAAGGGCTTTGAAACTGCTGATTTCAAATTAAAAAAGAAATTGATGAAAGCTGTTTATCAAATAGATTTGTATCTTTCTAAAAAGGCTGTTGACAGGCGATGATTGCCACCCTATGTTGATGGAGGTTTGACGACCTTAACAACAGGAGGGTTCCATGAACTCAGCAGACATGCCTCTGTACAATGATCTATCGGCCATGAAAGAACGGCACGATACGCTCAAGATGCAGATTCACGATCTTCAACAACAATTGAAGGTTGTTAAAAATTCCATCCAAAATATGTTTGAGGATACTGCCCGGATGCAGCTTGCCCAACAGGGTAAGGATTTCGGTCAGACAACCATTAAAGCTGGCGAACATAAAGTCACCGTTGATATCCGTAAGCGTGTGGAATGGGATCAGGACAAACTGATTGAAGCTTTCAATCGGATGGATCCTGACACGGCACGGCACTATGCGACTTTGAAGTACACAGTGTCTGAAGCCAAATACAAAGCAGCACCGCCAGATGTAGTTGGCCTCTTGTCAGAGGCTCGTACTGTTCATCTGGCAGGTGTAAGTGTGGACATTGAAGATGGAGGAGCAAGCTAATGCTTCAGATTATTTCTGCCGCAGAACGTCTTGCCGAAAAGCGCGGCCACAAGATTGTGGTCGCTGGCAAGTCGGGTGTGGGGAAAACATCACTGGTGCGTACTCTGGACATGGACAAGACTTTGTTCATGGACTTAGAGGCCGGTGATGCCGCCATTGAGGGCTGTGAAGTCGATGTCATTAGACCGCGCACTTGGCAAGAGTGCCGAGACTTTGCATGCTTCCTCGGTGGCGGGAACCCCGCTCTGAATGATGACTCTCCATATAGTGAGGCTCACTTTGAGTATGTGCGCCAAATGTATGGGGACCCAGCCGCTGTGCTGGAAAAATATGATACTATTTTTATTGATAGTATCACTGTTGCTGGTCGGCTGTGCTTCACGCACAACCAAAATCAGCCAGAGGCCAGATCAGATCGCACAGGCAAGCTAGACACTCGCGCAGTGTATGGCGCACAAGGCCGTGAGATGATGCAATGGCTAACTCAGCTTCAGCATATTCGTGAAAAGAATGTCGTCTTTGTCGGCATCCTTGACGAGAAGACTGATGACTATGGTCGCCAGACATATGACCTACAGATCGAAGGATCAAAGGTCGTGAGCTTCCCGGCATTGTCGATGAAGTTATCACTATGGCGACGCTTACGTCAGACGAAGGCAATATGTTCCGTGCCTTTGTCTGTCACACTCTCAATCAATGGGGCTATCCAGCAAAGGATCGTAGCGGTAGACTTGATGCTATCGAAGAACCCCACCTCGGCAAGCTATTTGAGAAAATGTCAGGGCCTCGCCCAGAAGGCATGCAGTTTGTCGATCCCTCAACGGTCAATCTTGCAGAAGGAGAAAACTGACCATGCTTGATCTTAATAACGTTCCGTATTCTGATGACGGGCCGCGTGACTTTGAATTGCTCCCAGATGGGACTGTTGTTCGCGCTTTTGTCAAACTTACTGGTGGAGACTATGAGCTTCCCGAGTTTGGTGGTGGCACTTACTTTAAGTCGTCGCAAAGTGGTGCTAAGTGGATGCCTATCGAATTGACCATCGTAGGTGGTCCGTATGATAAGCGTAAAGTCTGGCAGAATATTTTTGTCGATGGTGCCAAGACGGACCAGAACGGCTTCTCTATTGCTAAGCGTATCGGCCTCGAAACCATCAAGAAGATGGTGGACAGCCACTTTGCCTTGAGCATGAAGGACGCATCTCCAGAGGCCGCACAGAAGCGCGGCAGCATCAATGGGGTACACATGCTGAACGGCATGCAGATTTGCTTCAAGGTCGGCATTGAGAAGGGTAACAATGGATACCCTGATAAGAACAAGATTAAGACTATCTTGACGCAAGACTCGCAGGAGTTTATTGCAGGGGACGCTATGGCAACGGCAGCCCCGGTAGCCACCCCTACGCCACAAGCAGCCCCTGCGCCTAGCGCACCGGCTGGCACAGCTACAGCGGGGGTAACACCGACATGGGCGCGTTAAACTTTATTAGGTCATTCTTTGGCGGCAACCCTCGTGAGGTCGTCAAACTCGGCAAGGGGGGAGCCGGGGCCGTAAATCCCCCCACCATCGTCAAGCTTCCTGAAACTTTTCAGATGCCTAAATTCTGTCGCGCAACCTTTCTTATGATCGCTCGTAAGAAGGGGGCTACAGTCTCTGAAATCGCGGAGAAGACAGGCAAAACCAAAGGCACGATCTATCAAGAGATTGCTCTAATCAAGAAGAGCGGGATCGAAATTGTTCGTGCTTACGAAAAGCCAGCGTATAGGTTTCGGGTAGGCTAACATGTTGCTCCGTCCGTATCAGGAGGTAGCAATCAATGACGCCGCTGATGCTCTGGACAAACATGGCAATACACTCGTAGTCGCTCCCACTGGAGCCGGAAAGACAATCATGCTTTCCGCTCTGGTGGGTAAGCGCCGGGGTGTGTCCAAAGATGTTCTGATCCTACAGCATCGTGACGAGTTGGTTTCACAAAACTCCACGAAATTTCAACGTGTGAACCCTGAACTGTCCGCAAGTTACGTTAACGCTTCACAAAAAGATTGGGGCGGCGACGCAGTATTTGCGATGGTTCAAACTCTTTCACGCCACAACAACCTTGAGCGTATGCCAAAGGTTGATCTTATTGTTGTGGATGAGGCGCATCACACTGTAGCCGACACATATCAACGTATCATTAATGCCGCTAAGAAGGCCAATGAGGGGGTGCAAGTCGTTGGCTTTACCGCTACCCCCAACCGTGGTGACAAGAAGGGTCTGCGGGACGTATTTACGAACTGTAGTCACCAGATCGAAATCGCCACATTGATCCGTGAGGGCTTTCTTGTGCCACCTAAGACATTCGTTGTGGATGTCGGGGTGCAAGATGAATTGCGTGATGTGCGCAAGACTGCATCTGACTTTGACATGGCAGATGTCGAAAAGATTATGAACCGCCGCGCTATCAACAAGCGCGTGGTTGAGGAGTGGTTAGACAAGGCCGGGGATCGTAAGACCATCGTGTTTTGTTCAACCATTCGTCACGCAGAAGATGTATGCGAAGAGTTTGTTGAGCAGGGCGTTACCGCTCATGTTGTTACAGGCAATACCCCATCTGATGAACGTGAGGAGATTCTACACGATCTCGCGCATGGTGAGACGCAAGTGGTGGTAAATGTCGCTGTCCTGACCGAAGGGTTCGATGCGCCGCCTGTATCTTGTGTAGTGCTGACAAGGCCATGCTCATATAAGTCCACAATGGTTCAGATGATCGGGCGTGGTCTGCGCACGGTTGATCAAGAAGAGTTTCCCGGCGTTGTAAAGACTGACTGCATCGTCATGGACTTTGGAACGTCTGTCCTGACGCATGGATCATTGGATGACTCCGTGGATCTTGACG